TGTGGCCTAGCAGCGTTACACATGGACATATGTGTAGAGAACTTAAATCTGGTACTAAGTATTCATTAACTATATGGACTTCTCGTTATGCAGGAGACATAAATTAGGATAAATATAAATAATTAAAAAATAAAAGGATCAAGAATGGCTCAGCCAACAACCAAAGCAGAGTTTAAACAGTTCTGTCTTAGAGCACTGGGCGCCCCAGTCATCGAAATAAATGTAGATGATGATCAGGTAGATGACCGCATAGATCAAGCTCTTCAATTTTGGTATGATTACCACCATTCAGCTACAGAACGGGTTTATGTTAAGCATTTAATAACTGCTAATACAATATCAGATGGATATGTAGACTTACCTGATAATATTATTGGGGCAGTAAAGGTTTTTAGTATTCATGATCAATCATTGAGCGGTACAGATATCTTTAATATAAGATACCAAATTGCTCTGAATGATCTACATAATTTGGCTAATCTGTCTATCCTACCCTATTATATGCAACGTGAACAATTGGCACTTATCCATGAAGTATTAGTAGGTGAAACTCTTATTAGATTTAACAGACATAAGCACAGACTGTTTATTGATGATAATGATCTCACTGAAGGTACATATTTAGTCTTTGAATGTCATGAAGTAGTTGATCCTGATACATGGACTGATGCTTGGTCAGATCGTATTCTACAGCGATATGCAACGGCATTGATCAAACAACAATGGGGTTCTAATCTTACTAAATTTGAGGGCTTACAATTACCTGGGGGTGTTCAATTTAATGGTGGTAAAATCTATGATGATGCATCCGCTGAAATTCTAAAAATGGAAGATGAAATCTTACAGAAACATGCGATGCCGCCTCTTGATTTTATAGGATAATACATGGCTACTAATCCATATTTTAATAACTTTAATAGTTTTTCCGAGCAAGGTCTAATTGAAGATCTTGTTATTGAATCTATTAGAATGTACGGTCATGATTGTTATTATTGCCCTCGCACAATAGTTGATAAAGATACTACATTTGGGGAAGATACATTATCTACATATAATAATGCATATTTCGTAGAAATGTATATTAGAAACGTTGAAGGATTTGAAGGTGAGGGTGATTTCCTATCTAAGTTTGGTTTACAGATTAGAGATTCTGTCACATTTACTATTGCTAATCGTGTCTTTAATACTGAAATTGGTAGAAATGAAACTATAGATAGACCACAAGAAGGAGACTTAATTTACTTTCCTCTTAATCAAAAGGTCTTTGTAATCACATTTGTTGAACATGAACCTGTGTTTTATCAAATGGGTGATTTGCAAATGTATGATTTAAGATGTGAATTATTTGAATACAGTAACGAAAAACTAAATACTGGTATTTCTACTATTGATGATCTTGAAGATGAATGGAGTATTAATGTAGGTATTAATAATCTCGCAAATACTAATGCAAATGGTGACATTATTATCAATGAAACTACTGGTAGACCTGATTCATTATCTGATGACTATTCTATATCTGAAAATGATACATTTGAAGCCGATGCTGATTTGATTCTAAATTTTGATGATAAAAATCCATTTACAGATGATGGGACATTCTAATGTTTGGAACCACTTATTATCACGAAACAATCAAAAAGTATGTTTCACTTTTCGGTACGCTCTATAATGACATCTGGATTAACAGAACAGATAATAATGGTAATGTTCGTCAATCTTTTAAGGTTCCCATTAGATATGGACCAAAAGAAAAGTTCTTAGCACGCATTGATGCCGATCCAAGTTTAGATAAAGAATTTGCAATTACCCTGCCTCAAATGGGATTTGAAATTATTGGTTATCAGTATGCCGCTGAACGTAAATTGAACACTATCAATAAATTTGTTAAGTCAAATAATACAGACCCAGATGTACGAAATTTTCAATACAACCCAGTCCCATATGATATTGCATTTCAGTTATCAATTTTTGTAAAGAATACAGAAGATGGGCTAAGAATTATTGAACAAATTCTACCGTATTTTACACCAGAGTGGACACCAACGGTAGAACTTATTTCTGATCCAGAAATTATTTTAGATATTCCTATCTATTTGACTAGTGTTATTCAAGAAGATGTATATGAGGGATCTTTTGAGGATCGTAGATCTCTGATCTTTACACTAGACTTTACATTAAAGGGTTATCTATTCTCACCAACCAAGAAGAGTGGTGTTATTAAACTTGCAAATACTAATTTCTTAATTAGTGATTCTGATGCTGCTATTACATCTGCTGATACAGAATCTGCACGTGTAACAATTGTACCAGGCCTTACTGCTAATGGTGCACCAACGAGTAATGCATCTAATAGTGTTGATAAGAGCCTAATTGATGCTGAAGATGATTATGGTTATATTACCACAATTGAAGACCCTCTAGTTGAGGAGGACTAGATGAATAAAGATCTAGAAGATATGTTAAACATTCAAGAAAGTGATATTGAAGTTTTATCTAAGCCTGGTTTACCTAGTAAGGTAAACGGTCCAATTGACTTAGATCGAGATATTCTTATTGCACGAGAAAATATTGAAGCACTCATGACAGCAGGGCAGGGTGCACTAGATGAACTCATGTCCATTGCACAACAATCCCAACACCCTAGAGCTTATGAAGTAATCAGTACTCTAATTAAGACTATGCTTGAGGGCAATAGGGACATTATTGATCTTTATGATAAAAAGAAAAAGATTAAAGAAGAAAGCGCAACACCTGAAAATAATACTACAAATAACAATCTATTTGTAGGATCTACCAAAGATCTAAAGGAAATGTTGAATAAACTAGAAGATGAGTGATTTACTTACATATAACGGTAATTCTAATCTAAAACGAAAAGGTCAAGATCTTGAATGGGATCTTGAGATGGTTAAAGAGTACAAAAAGTGCTCTAATGACCCAATTTATTTCATTCGTAACTATGTTAAGATTGTACATGTTGACCACGGCTTAGTGCCATTTAATCTTTATGATTATCAAGAAGATATGGTCAATTCTATGATTAATAATAGAAATACCATTATCACAACAGCCAGACAGGTTGGTAAGTCTACTACAACTGTAGCATTTATTCTTTGGTATATTCTATTTAATGATGATAAAACCGTTGCTCTATTGGCTAACAAAGGTGATACTGCTAGAGAAATTTTGAGTCGTGTTAAATTAGCATTTGAGCATCTTCCAAAGTGGTTACAGCACGGTGTTGTAGAATGGAACAAAGGTTCAATTGAACTCGAAAACAACTCTAAGATCTTAGCGGGTGCTACATCAGGTTCGGCAATTCGTGGTTATTCTATCAACCTACTTTTTATTGATGAGGCTGCTCACATTGAAAACTGGAATGAGTTCTTCACATCTGTATTCCCAACAATTTCTTCTGGTAAAACAACTAAAGTAGTTCTTGTTTCTACTCCTAATGGTCTCAATGATTTCTATAAAATCTGGGTAAATGCATTAGAAGGTAGGAATCAATATAATCCAATTTTCGTACCATGGCATCAAGTACCAGGTAGAGATGAAACTTGGAAAGAAGAAACTCTATCGGGGATGAACTATGATTATGAGAAGTTTGATCAAGAATATAATGTAGAATTCCAGGGTAGTTCTGGTACATTAATATCTGGTGCTAAATTAAAACAGTTAGTACATCAAACACCATTACATGAAAAAGATGGCTTAGCTATCTATAAGCAACATGAAGAAGGTAGAACATATTCATTAGTAGCTGACGTCTCACGTGGTAAAGGCATGGATTACTCTGCTTTTCATGTGATTGATATTACAAAAATGCCATATCAACAAGTAGCAGTCTTTAGGGATAATATTACCGCACCACGTGATTATGCTGCTATAATCTATGGTATAGCTAAAACATATAACAATGCTCAAGTGTTGGTAGAAATTAATGATATTGGGGAAGTTATACCTGATATTCTACATGAAGAATATGAATATGAAAATATTCTATATAGTGAAAACCGAGGTAGAAATGGTAAATCCATTACCCTATCTTGGAAATCTAATATTGATAAAGGGGTGAGAACGACAAAAGCTGTTAAAGCCACGGGTTGTTCTATTCTTAAATTATTGGTCGAACAAGACCAACTTATTATTAATGACCATGAAACAATCTCAGAACTCTCTACTTTCAGTAAAAAAGGAGTGAGTTATGAAGCTGAACCCGGTGCTCATGATGATTTGGCAATGGGTTTGGTTCTGTTTGCATGGTTAAGTAGTCAAGCATATTTCAAAGATTTAACTGATATTAATACTATGTCATTACTAAGAGAAAAGTCTGAAGAACAGATGATGGAAGATCTAATACCATTCGGATTTATATCTGAAAACGGAAATGAACCTACGGTAAATCAAGTAGTTGGTGTTAGAGGTAATAGTACAGACTGGCTTTTAGGTACAGATGAATGGTAATCAATTACAGTTTTTTATAAATAAATCTTTATGAATTGCAATAATTTTTCTCATAAGGAGATGCACAGATGCCATTTCAAGTATCCGCAGGCGTTAATGTTTCTGAAATTGACCTGACAACGGTTGTACCTGCAGTATCCACTACTGAAGGTGCTTTTGCAGGCGTATTTCGCTGGGGGCCTGTAAACAA